TGCTACCTGACCAAGTGCTCCGCCAGTAGGAGACTCATCACGCATCCGTTGAAGTTTGTCGAAACCAATGTTAGCTTTAATTGTTGTCAACAATGTATCCAATACAGCAGTTTTAGTGTCTGCTCCGATCACATCGCCTGTTTTACGACCAAGAACACGAACCAAAGCACCCTGCCACTGAGCAATTTCTGGGTCAGTTTTAAGAAGATCAATTGACTTAGAAATGGCACGATCCATTAAGTCAACCTTATCTTTTCTACTTTGCAATCCTAAACCTGCAACACGGTTGGCTTCTTTTTGTTCTTTATCTGTTGCAGACCCCGGAATAACTTCCATAGATACTGATAACTCTCCGTTCTCATTATATGATCTACGAAGTTGATAATCCCCTACTTGAGAGTTCCTAGGATCACCTGTGATCGCTGTAATTTCACCCGTCTTTTCATTTTCCTGATAAGCAACACCCGGTGTTAGTGTAGGGTTGTTTGCTATCTGTTGCTCTGTTAATAAACGGTAGGTAGTCTTAGGATCTGGGGGAGGACTAAAGACTGTTTGGTACGTATCAGTTCCGGGCTTTTTCGCAATAACAGACTTGCCAACTACAATTGGCTCAAGTCCTTTGTTTGCGGATTTAATTGCGTCTGAAGCTGACAACCCTCCTGAGGCTACTAACTGCCCTAAATCTGGGTTAATTTTGTTTAGGTACTGAACTGCTGAACTCTGGGCCTTTTGCTCTTGTATGCGTTTACGTACAACATCTTCTTGCTTTTGTATTTGTTCTGAAATCTGCATAAGCATCTTAGGTGGTGCATTAGCGGCCTTGAGTTGCTCATACACTGCCTTCATACTTTGTAGATTACCGGGCTGATATTGCCTGAGTGCTTGTTGAATTTGTTCTTGTTGCTGAATGTTTCTAGCCGCCTGACGCTCCTCAGGTGTCACTGTAGCTTGCGCTAAGGCTTGTCCTGCCTGTGGAGCCCCTGCCGCACTCAATAACCCACCTAAGCCTTGTGAACCAAGACGGGCAATATTAGCAACATTTTCTCCTGCACTAGCAATACCTGATCGAGCAATGTTTGTATATATTCCCGGTAATGCTGTTCGTGCTCCAGTAGGTGCTTGCAGAAGACCTGCTCTTTGAAGCCCTTCAGCCCTTAGTTTTTGCATTTGCTCTTCTCGTACTTGAGAAGGCGTCTTGAGCAAATCAGCAAGTAATGAATTAGCCATTAAAATTCTCCTTAAGCTTGATTTGCAAGAATTTGCATAATAATTTTAGCAACCGCTTCAACATTTGCCGCCTCAAGTTTGGCCGCTGATCCTCCAAGAGCCGCTTCAGCTTCTGTACCTGCAATTCCAAGATCACGTAATAACTGGCTACGACCAAGTTGAACATCACGTTCTTGAGCAGACAGAGGGGCCAACCCAAGCATACCTGTAAGGATTGTTTCTTCTGGTTTAAATGCCGCTCCTAACAAACCACCAATATTAGACAGGCGTTGTGCTTCTAATGCACCTGCAGTTGTTTGAGCACCAAAGATATCTGCAGATTGTTGTTCAGCAATAGCCTTTTCCATTGCTAAAGCTTCAGGTGTGCCACCGTACATAGCCGTTTGTGTGCCTAAGCGTCCTTGAGCGGCTAGACGGTTTTCTAAGGCTAGTCTTGCACGTTCTGTTTCAGGTGCTCGTGTTGCTTGTATTTGTTCGTAAAGCTCACCTGCTGTTGGCCCTGCAGTGCCTGCTAAGGTTGTTGCTTGACCAAGTAATGATTGTTGTAGTTGTTGTTGCTCAGGTGTCAATGTGGTTGAAAATTGTCCTGTTAAAGGATCAATAGCCCCACTTCCAAAACCAGTTGTAATTGAGTAAGGAGTAAAATCAAGCTCACCTAAAGCTGTCTCACCAACAGCCGTTAAATCTGCACCGGGAGTTTGAGATTTAAGATAGTCAATAAGCCCTTGTCCGGTATCATATAATGTATAGGCTACTCCAGTTCCTGCTAGATCAGTAAAAAGACTCATTAGTATGTTCCTCCGTCAATTGTACCGATTGTGGCCGTACCAGTGACGGTTAGTGTCCCCGCTGTAACAGTACCCGTGAATGTTGGACTTGCTGTGTTTGCTTTGGTAGCTACAGCAGTCGCAATGTTGTTAAACTCTGTATCAATTTCCGATCCCTTTACGATTTTAGAAGGATTACCAGAAGCAAGGTCATCCTTAGCCGCAAAGTTGACGGTTTTAGTATAATTGCTCATTAGACAATCCTTCCTACTAATGCGTGTATATCAATTTTCTGAATAGAGAATGGAGCATTGTTAATCTGTGCTTCCAATCCAATCTGTACTACAGTGCCTGAGCCTGAAGTATTTACTCGTGGTTCTTGAATAACAACACTGGCGTTATATTCTGCCTCTGATGTGTTGTACTCAGCAATACCATACTCAGCTACGTTTGACGATGCAAAGTTAAACACCTCACGAATGTATGCTGAAGTGTAGTCATAACCCCAGTTAAGGGTTGCTTGAGTGTTCTGACCACCAATAATTGTAATGTTGAGTTTTTTAAGGAACTTAAGATTCGACTGAGCCTGAAAGTCAAGATAGGCTGAGAAGTATCTAAACTGATAGCTGTTGTTGTTATCGTTGTAGCCCTTGTACTCTGAGATGCCATCATTGTCCCCAAGCAATAATGTACCGTCTCTTTTGGTACAAAAGGCCCTAGGGGTAATACCAGTCCACAGTGTTGCTCTGTGGCTCCCGTTTTGTAACTGCCCTCGCATATCAAAACAGTATATGGCGTTACTGGTGGGAAAACTGATTAGATAGAAGGCTTCATCTTCAGAGTATGCTGATTTAATTGGAGCACTCTGGATGTTAGCCAATGACATCAAATCTGTACGGACATTCTTAGAGATGTCTCGCATTGGCAAGCTCTTCTCTTGAATGACACGATTGAAACTACGGACACCTGAGTCAGCCAAGAAGATAAGGTCTTGTCCTGTACTCTGTAGGCTGTCTCTGGCAATACAACCGACACCTGTGATACTGTCTGCTAACGACATTGTAGCAGGGTCTTGTGGGCCTTGGTAGACGAGAATCTGACGTTTACCAAAAATCACAAGGTAGCCATTGTGTGTTGCTAATGCTTGAATCTCATCACTCTGGTCTGCCCATACTTTGTTGACGTTGATGCTACCAGAGCTTCCTTCATCCCAAGAAAACCCATTAAGTAGGTCTGACCAGTAGATTGTAGATTTAGCAGGATTGACAGCCCATAGGCGTCCATAGCCTGCAATCACTTCATTACCAGTAGGAACAGTTCCTGAGTAGTTAGGGTGGTTCTCTACAAGGTCACAAGTGGTTCCATCGTAGTAGATAGGGTCTTGTGAGTCTTGGAAAAGAAACAGATTGCCATTAAACGTCACACCCTTCCAGTTGTCTGCAGTGATTGTAGCGGCAACAGGAGTAATGTCTGTCAGTGTAGTCTCACCCGTAAACACCTTGTTATTACCAGTGGACACCGTAGTGACTGTTCCATCTGTATCTAAGAACTCAAAGATGCCCTGAAGTGGTGCAGAGCCTAAGGCCGCATTGTCTGTCGTTTGTACTTCATAGCCCTTACGAGCACCTATGCGTCCAAACTGGTCAATGACAGCATTCTCTGCAATCAAACAAAACTCTGTACCGACACTAATGGGGCTGTCTTGGGTGTTGATCCCTGCAAAGCCCGGAGCGGCAATCGTAATGTTTCTGAGTTGCTGTGCCATTAGATTGTTTTCCAGACTGTTTCTTCAGGGTGCTTTTGTGCATCTAAAGCAATTGCATCAGACAGTGCTTGTTGTGCAAACAACACTTGCTCACGTCCTGACTGACCACCTGTCTCACCACGCTCACGGAGTGCGTAAGCATAAGCCCACTGAATGACAGGATCATCAGGAATCAACAGTTCGTCTGAGTTTTCAGTGAAGCGTTCTGTACGCTTTAACACTTCAAAACGAATCGTATAAGCACTGCCGGGAATAGGATAGATGTCTACCTGAGTGTCACCTGCGGCATCTACACCGTTGAAACTATAGTACGCAGGTTCACCACTGGGAGCATTCTCATTCAAAAACGCATTAGACATCCAATCAGCAGTCTGATAATTTAAGAACCGATTGTTGGTATCGTCAATGACACGAAAAACCTTGACACGTTGTCCTGATCCTGTCAGAGTGTAGTTAAAGACACCTTCAGACGTTGTAGCTGTCAAGGTTGTCCTTAATGGTGACCAGTCCCAAGCATCTTCACAATAGCGTTTAGCATCATTGACAAATTCACCAATGAGTGCAGAGTATGTGTTTTGGTCTACATCGCTCACTGTAGTTTCACGTAAGCGTCTTAAGACAGCATTTACAAGTTCTAAATAGTTCATCTCATCTCTCAGTATACACTATTTTTGTTCATTTGTCAAGACCTACGTTGAAAATTCCCAAGCATTCCTAAGGGTTGCAGGCCTGCTAGGAAGTCAAACTGTGTTTGGTATTGTGATCCGGGTTGTTCTTCTTCAGTAGGAGCTTGACCACCGCCTGTGGTGCTTAACAATCCTGCGAATTGCATGAGGTCTAGTGTGGGCATAGAAATATCTGGGCCATCTACCTCTGGTAAGTCTGGGCCTTCAGGCATATCAAACTCAGGTAAATTTTCGGATACATAGTCTTCAAGCTCTGCGGCTTTTTCAACAATTACGTCTTCTACTTTAGCAAGATCTTCAGATATATCCTGAGGTAAATCAGTTTCAGGAATATTTTCAGATATAGCGTCATCTATTTCAGAACCTATTTCAACTATATTATCTTCAACTTGAGCTAAACCTTCAGAAATTTCTTGTGGTAAGTCAGTCTCAGGAAGATTCTCTGAAACAACATCATCGAACTGTGCGGCGGCATTTGAGACAACATCAGCACCTGCGGCTAATGCCTCTGATGCTTTTTGTGCTAAGTCAAATGGATCAAGATCAATACCTGTGTCACCAAAAGCTAAATCTAAATCACCTGATAAGTCAGCATCAATATCTAAATCGACAGTACCACCTTCGTCAACGTATTTAGACACACCTGCTAAAGCGGCTTCGTCTTTGTCAGCCCCTTGGTCAAGTTGTACTGCAGTGTCTAATGCACCCTTAACTGCGGCAATTTCATTGGTTGTTTCAGCACCTGTAGCGTCAACAATAGTGTCACTAAAGTTATCCACAATAGACTCTGACAAGTCTTTTCCTTGGGATACATCAACGACTGTCTTGACTGTTGCTTCATTGTTTTGTACAAAGTCAACAACATCAGAGCCTACAGTGTCCTCTACAGATTTTTTAATACTCTGCCCGATCTCTGTGTCTTCTAAAGCACCACTTGTAATTTCATCGACAACAATTGATTCAATGCTTGCACCGTCTGCTAACTTAGCACCCACCTCAAGGCCTTTAGAGGCCGCATCAGAAATATTTACATCTGCAAGGTTGGTTCCTGCGGCAACTAAGCCTGCAATATCAGCACCTGAAAGTTCTTCACCACTGTCGAGTTTTGCATAAGCATTAAGAACTGTGCCAACTGCGGGATAGAATATAGAAACACCTAAGCGAGCCAAAGGGTTTTGTATGAGGTCATCGGCAAAGTCAACAACTTCGCCTAGTTTTTCACTAAGCCATCCACCACCTTCACTCCAAGAATATGTATACCGTTTTTGCCCGTTTTGATCTATGTAACGTAACCCTACTTCACCTCTAGGCGCAGTTTCACTGCCTTCTCTCGCATAGACAAATTCTTCATCTACGTAAGGATTGTTAGAAGTGTCAACAATACCGGTAATTCTTCCTACAGTATCACTTAGACGATAACTGTTAGCTTTAATGTTCGCTTCTTGAGCAACATCAGATGGAATTAAAATACCTTTTTTAGTAGGAAGGTCTGAGATGTCTCCTGCTCTGCCGCCGGTAATACCATAAAGAGTTTCTCTTCCCCTATATCCTCCAATGTAATCATCGGGAATACTAGAAATATCTACACCAACAGCAGAGTCAAATATTTTATCTCTCTGGTCACCTGTGAATGCTCTTGAATAGTATTGAAGAGGGTTTTTATAACGTGTGTCTGATGAATCCAAATAACCACGATTAACATAACCTTCTTCAACAAATAAAAAGTCACCTTGGTTGGTTTTTAAGGTGATTCCGCTGAGTCTTGACCCTGTTTTAAACTCATCTCCAATTCCAGTAACAACAAGCTCACCGTATTTGTCAGTGTCAAAGGCTATTTGTTCTTTAGGTTTTGCAGTGATGTTTTGAGGAAGAACAATTTCTAGCTTTTCTTTTTGTTTAGGGTCTTCACCGGGTTTCTGTGCTCTTCCTGTTTCCGTGTTGTAAACTTCATCTAACGCTTGATAAATATATCTGGCAGTGTTTCTAGCTTTTTGTCTAGCAGAAGATGCAGTAAGCCCTTGACTTAAAAACTCTTGACGTTTTAATTCTTCATACTCTGCTTGAGTTAAGATTGCCATCTACATCACCACTTCTTACAAGACCAATAACGAGCCGTTAGCTTACTAGGTGGACTTGTGTCACACTTGTGTCTAGCTCTAAAGCTCTTACGTCTTGCAGGAATGTCTTTCTTGATGGTCATGTTAGGATCACCAAAGCGAATTGTTTTAGTCTTGTCACCTTCTTTGGCAACCACAACAAACTTCTTAGAGGCTCCCGGAGTGCGCTTAGGCTTGTTGTAAGCACTGACACCTGCACGGGCTAGCTTAGGGTCTTTAGACTTTGGCATTTAGCCTCCTTGGATAATATTGTTTTCTTCAATCAAGGAAATCAACAATGTCATTTCTTGTGTTGCAAATGCAGAAATACTGTCACCTTCACGCATCATAATAAAAGAATTGATTGTTCCACCAATCTGAAGAAAATCTTTACTTGTTACTGTGTAACCTTCAAGGACAGAGAACGTAGAGTCCTGTGCCGCACTGTAATAATCAACCTCGACATTGCCATTAGAGCCACTGGTGTTGGTAATGTAC